CGGAAGGCGCGCCGCCGCCGGAGGGGGCCGAGGCGGCAGGCGCAGCCCCGCCGCCGTCAGCCGAAAAGACCGGAAGAAACCTTTCAAAAATCGTTTTCATGGTTCGCGCCCTTGTTGCGAAGTTTCATCTTTGCGCCCCTGCGCGATCAATTTGAGGATCGACGCCATCAGCGCGTTTTGTCCCTCGCGGAAAACCCCGAAGGAATAGGCTTGCATCGGATCGAGGCCGAGCTGCGCGGTGAAGGTCGCGCGGCGCAAGGTTGCATCGAGCAGGAATTCGAGCGCTTCGGCGCCGTCCGGCGAAGAGGCGAAGCGCGCCAAGCTCAAAGCGACGCGCTCGCCGCGCGTCGTCTCGACGCGCTTTTGCTGCGCGCCTCGCGCGGGGTCGTGGCGATGCTCGAAAAAATCCCACCCTTCGGCGGCGGCGTTTTCCAGCGCGGCGATCATGGAAGGCTCACTGCTCACCGGTGATTTGCCAATCGTTCGCGAGCACATCGGTCTGAGAGGCGAGCCAAGGAACGATATCGCCTTGCACGGTCTTGATCGCGATGAACGGCAACCGATCGCGCGGGGCTAACTTGTGGTCGCGAAAAGCCTTCCTCTTCGCAATCGTGCGCGGAGAGGACGCCGCCCCGCGCAAGCACGGTTCCGTTGTTGAGAAAGACGCCATCGCCGCCGTGACGCCGGAGCGCATCGAGCGCCGCTTTCTGCGTCGAGGTCATCAGCCGACAGCCCTCAGTTTCGGCGCGCCGGCCTGGGCGGGATCGCCGTTCGGCACGGGCTGCGGCGCCTGCGCCTGCGCCTGGGCGTTTTGCTGCGTCACCTGCGCCGCCGTCGCCTGCGCGGCGGCCGCCTGCAGCTGCTGGCGCGTGCCGGAGGGAATAATCACATGCGCGGGAACGCCGATATCCGTGCCAATGTCGGCGAAGGTCTGGCCAATATCGGTCATGAACTGCAGCATCTGCGGGTCGATCGCCTGCATCAGCTGCAGCCAGTTGACGATCGCCGTCACGGGCGAAGACTTCTGAGCGATCGCCGCCGGGGATGAGAGCTCCATTGCGAGGAACATGCCGTCGATCCGGACTTCCCTTGGGATGATCCGCTTGCGGTGCAGGATCTCCAAAACCCGGTTGACCACGGGAATGCCGATCTCCGAGAGCAAAACCTCGTCGCCGGTCTGGTCGGCGGCGACGCGCTTGATCCGCTCCGCGATTTCAATCGCCGAGCGCGGGCTCTGGGTGTCGGGCGGCAGCTGGGTGTCCTCGGCGATCGTCTGCACCTGGGTGCGCAATTCCTGCAACACGATGTTGCCGAGGTTGAGATCGCCCGGCGGATCGAGCTTCTGGATCGACGGGCCGAGCACGCCGCCGTTCCTCGCCACCGTCCAGAACGCGCCCGGTTCTACGCGGGCGGTGTCGGGATTGAACACGCCGTCGTCGACGCGCGTAAAAATGCCGGCCATGGCGAGCGCCGCGCCGCGCAACTGCAGCTCCATCGCCTTGTTGAGCGTCTTGGTGGTGGGTAGGGAAAGCAGCGCCGGGCCGTAGCCATAGGCCTGCCCCGGCAGGGTCATCAGCCTCGGCGTCACCACGGGACAGGTTTTTGACTGCTCCTCATGAATGAAACCCGCGTGGCTGTCATGGATATAAACGCGCAAATACCAGCACTTGGCGGCGGCGTCATGCACCACGTCCTGATTAAGCTCTACTTCCTCTTCCGGCTCGTTTTCGATCTTGAGCCGCATCTGATCGTCGAAATTGCCCTTCGGCCAGTTCTCGGCGATCGCCCGATAGCTCCATTTGCGCTTGAAGAAAACACCTGAGACGTCGCGATAGGGGCCAAGGTCGATCGCGCATTCGTCGAGGCTCGCGGTGACAAAGCGCACGGGCTTGCCGTCGTCGCCCTCGAGAATGAACATGAAGCCGGTCGAAATGAAGGTGTCTTCCAGCGTTTCCTTGAGCGAGGCGCCCCATTCGGGAAAGGTGAAGACATGGGCGCAGATCTTGGTCAGCCGTTCGGCCTCAAGCGCCGCGGCGTCCTTGTTGGTCTGATCCTGCGCGTCGAAGGCCGCGCCCGCTTTGAGCTGGAACCACTGGCCGGAAAAATAGTCCTTCTGCACCCGTTTGGCGAAGCGGAACATCGACACCATGGCGGTGCTGTCAAACATCCGGTTGACGCGGGCGCCGGGGGCGCGGGACTGCTGGCGGGTCGAAAGCCGGGTCGGCGCGACGAAGTCGTAAACGTCGTAAAGCGTCTGTTGCCACTGGTCGCGCACTTCCCAGGCGCGAGCGGCGCGTTTGCGGTGGGCGTCCTGCGACTTGCCCTCTTCCGGCTTGAGCTGTCCCGTCGCGCCAATCATCTCAACCGCCCAGGCTCTGCGCGCCGTCGCGGCGGTTGTATTTCAGCAGCGCCTGGCCGATGCCCGGGCCGCCGACTTCCGCCGCGCCCTGGTCGGCGGTCGCCTGCTGGCTGGCGAGGAGGCGCAGCTGCTGGCCGCTGTCGGACTGCGCCTTGTCCGCCTCCTGCGCCGCGACCCTTGCGGCGGCGTTGGCGTCGGCCCCGTTGATCGACCTGAAAAACCCGCCCATGCGTCAAAACTCCCAGATTTCTTCGCCGGCCTCGACGCGCGCCAGGCGCATCGAAAGGGCTTTGGCGATGCGCGCGCCTGGCCGCCAGCCGGCCTTGACGCGCGCAAAGATTTTCACCGTCTCAGCATCGGCCACGGCCGCGAGGGTCAAACGAGCCGCGCGCACGATCCCCACCATTTCCGAAGCGGCCTCGGGCAGGCAGGCGAACCACGCCTCAAGTCGGCCATTCCCGTGGTCGTAGAGCCCGGCGCAGGCGACGCATTTCGGGTCCGGCGTCCAGTAGCCGAACGACCGCGACAGGGCGGCATGCGAAGCGGCATAGGCGAAGGGGCCGAGCGCGCCGCCAAAACTCTTCGGCGGCCCCTGCTCGCGCATGGCGGCGAGGGCTTCGAGCGGCGCGGGGCGCATCTGGACGATCATAGTTGGAAATCCGCTTTCATCACGCCATTGCCGGAGCCTGTCTGGCCAGCGCCGGGGCGGATGCCGGCGGCGGCCGAGGCGATGGAGCCCGCCCGCCCGATCAGGCCGAGGCAGACATATTGCAAAGCGTCCTGCGGATTGGCCCAGGCGTTCTTTTCCGGGCGCGGGTTGGCGCGGTTCTGGATGGTGCCGTCCGGATTGAGCTTGTAGCGATAGCGCGCCATGAAGCCGTCGATCAGCATCGTGCAGCCCGGCGACACCAAAAGCCCGCGCGCCTCGCCGATCGGCTGCATCAACAGGTTGCGCACGCACTCGACGCGCAGCGGGACCTCGTTGGTCGGCGCGGGATTGAGCGGCCGGCCGAGCGCCCGCATCAAAATGTCGATCCACGACTGTTCGCCGCCTTCCTTGTCGGCGCCGTAATCGTTGGACGGATCGTAGAAGCCGCGCTCGAGCGGGCAATCGCGATAGCGCTCCTGCAGGCCCGCGACCAGCATTTCGGTGAAGCGGGTCGGGCCCATGCGGTCGAAATAAAATTCCTCCAGCACGCGGATTTGCAAGCTTGCGCCGCGCTGGACGATGACGGCGGCCGGATGCAGGCCCGAGCAATCAAGGCCCAGGAAGATCGGCACGCCTGGCGTCGGCTTCAATTTCACCGGCGCGACATGCTGACGCGGGTCAAATTCCGGATAGACCGGCATGCCCGAGCGATCCCAGCCGACTTTCCCATGCACGAAGCGCTGGACGTGATAATCTGGCGAGTTGGCCGCCAATTCCTCATAAAAACCATCGGCGAGGTTCGGGATGTTCTCGGCCTGCGGGGAAAGCCCGGACGGCTGAACATAAAGCTTTTCGTCGCCGGTATTGTCGGAGCCGTCCGCCTTCTTGCGCTGGATGAAGCGGCGGACGATCCAGTGATCGGGCGAGCCCGGCGGGTTGAGCGAGCCCATCACGCAGCGCTTGAGCGACGCCTCTCCCTCCAGCAGCTCGCGGCGCGGATAGCGGTTCGAGCGCTGAAACAGAAAATCCAGCGCGTCCTCGCTCATCAAGTCGGCCTCTTCCATCAGCGCCCAGGTGCCCTCCCAGCCGCGCATGATATCCTCGATGCGCTTGTCGCCGAGCGCCTTGAATTCGATGATGATCTCCATGCGCTGGCCGCGCGGCGTGGTGAAGGCGATTTCATGCGTAGCCGGCCTGTCCGCGCCGCCGATGAATTTCGAGCCGGGATAGGTCGGCGGAAACCACGAGTGCCAGCTTGGGAGCGTCGTACCGTAAAGCGTGCGATAGTCCGAGCGGACGATTGCGCCCTTGGCGCGAATGACGCCATCCTTGCAGCGCGGGATCGACGCGGAATAGCGCAGGCAGCGAAACAGCGCCGCCGTGGTCTTGCCGGAGCCCACAGGCCCCATGATGAAGGGCACGCGCTCCGGCGCGCGAATGAACGCCTCGGCGACGGGGCCAGGCGGCCGATAGTTCGCAATCGAGAAATCAGCCGACAACCCAGACCCCGCGCCATATGAGCCCGAGCGCAGACCCTTTCCCCACGCCCCAAGCCCGATGAATTTATGACGGCCGCCCGCCCGCCAAATGAGCGAGGAGCCGGCGAAAGCCGGCATGGGCATGGGAGGGCGGGCGGTCTCGACTTTGGAAAGGCGCGCCTCCGGAGGGCCAAAACCGCGGGCCAGGGGGGTGGGCGGCGCGCCCCTTGGGCCGGCTGCATCTGATTTTCCATCAGCTGCCGGACGGCTCTTTTTCGCTGTCGCTCAATGGCTTAGCCTCATCGTGCGACGAGGCGCTTTCAGGTCGCACGGCGTCGCCCCTGCCAAGCGGCTGATTTTGCACGGAAAGCACAATCCCGTCGTCGATCGACATGGAGCCGTCGCCCTGCGCCTGGCGCATGTCGTCGAGCGCCGCCTGGCGGTCGCCGAAGATCAGCACCGGCAGACCCGCGCCGCCCTCGACGATGACCTTGTTCGGCATCTTGCCTTCGATGTAGGGCAGCGCGTCGGCCGCCACCTTGCGCAACAATTCGGCCGCCTCGATCGGCTTGCAGTCGAGCGCCTGCGCCAGGCCGTCGATGCCGTTGCGCAGCAGTTGCCCCTGCCACAGCAGCGGATGCGGCAGGCCGGACTTGAGATACAGCTCGCGCATCTGGTTGGCGCGCTTGTTCGGGATGCCCTTGCGCGATCCGCCGATCGGCTGCGGCCGGTTGCGGAACGGCCCGGCGTCGGCCAGCAGCTGCTCCTCGAATTTTTCAAAAAGCGGCGCCGGCGAGCCTGCCACCACCCCATTTCCCGGGCCTTCGTCGTCGTCATGCGCCATCGCCTTCACTTTCCCCGCACTTTGCCGAGACACCGAAGTGTCTCGGGTGTCTCGGATAGTGTCTCGCCTCAAATCATTGTTCGATATAAAGAATTAAACCCTTGAGACACTGAGACACCTGTTTTTATATTTCCTCACATGCACACGCGCGCGCCCTGCGCATATACGCGCGCACGTAGCGCGCGCGCGAGAAGGTGTCTCAGTGTCTCAACCATGAATTTTCGCCCTGATTTCAGATTGCTGACCCGAGACACCGCCTGAGACACCTGAGACACCTCAGTGTCTCAACCGGTCCCCAAACCCTGAAGGGTCAAGCGGTCCTCTCGCGCCCTAAGCCTGCCCGCCCGCACGAGCAGTCAAATGATCGCCCGCGACTTGTGCTCGCCATGGCGCAGCGTTTGCCCCGAAGGACGCCAACGATGCGCCATGGCGAGGCCGTTTTATTCTTCCCGAAGGGCCGGGGTTGAAGGGTGCGGGCGAGATCGAGCCTCAGCCCAAAGGGTCGGGGCTCGATCAGCCGCGCCTAGAGATCGCGGCCGGAGCCACGATCAAGAAGCTTGCAATATGTGATGGATTTAGGCGGTCAGGCGGAGATCACTCCACGCCAACAGCCGACAGATAAAGATCAAGGATTTCCTCTTCCTCGCGCCGCTTGTTGCGATCCTGCTTCCGGATCGAAACCACCTGGCGCAGGATCTTCACGTCGTAGCCGGTGCCCTTGGCTTCGGCGTAGACTTCTTTGATGTCGTCGCTGGTGGCCTTCTTCTCCTCCTCCAGCCGTTCGATGCGCTCGATGAACGCCTTCAAATGGCCGCCGTCTAAATTCGTCGTCATGTTCAATTCTCCCCTTAAACCCCAAAAAGAAAGGGCGGCCTGCTTGCGCGCCGCCCCTCCATAATTCGAGCAATTAGCCGTCGCCGTAGCCGTCGCCGTCGCCGTAGCCGTAGCCGTCGCCGTAGCCGTCGCCGTCGACGTCGCCGTAGCCGTTGCCGTCGCCGTAGCCGTAGCCGTTGCCGTAGCCGTTGCCGTCGAGCGTCAGTGTTTGCATCAGCTCCATTTGGCCGCCTCGCATTGGATCGTGCCAATCACGGCGCGTAGCCGCGCTCGCACGGTCGGTGTCGGATCGAGTTGCGTACTGACCGTGGGGCCGCCCGAAGCAAGTTCGCCTAAGCCATTCTTCGTCCCCCATCTCCTGACGTTCGCGGCGTTGCTGATGACCAGCCAATCACCCGCAATCTCGACATCTCCAACATAAACGAAACCGCGATCCAGAATGACGATCTGCTTTCCAGAAACGCAATTATCCACTTGTTTTGTCATGTCTTTTCCTCACTCTATACCGCTCAAAATCAGCGCCTGGCGCGCGGCCTTCACCAGGCGAAGCTCTTTCACCCCGCCGTCGCTTCAAACGCCCGCATCCTGACCAGCGTGCAGCGTTCCTGAACGCCGTTGATCCTGACGCGGTTGAATTCCTTCGCCGTGCAAACAACCGTCGCCGGCGCTTGCCTGAGCGCGCTCTTCCACACGCTGGCGCCGGCCTGGCCGATCCAGCGCGTCTCGCGAAATTGCGCCGCCACCAGCTGGCTTTCGTTGGGGATGCACAAGACATAGTTGCCGGGGTCGACCTTGTTGCCGGGGCCGAGCACATGCAGGCCAGCCTGCGCCAGCGCCTTGTTGGCGTCAGACACGGTCATGCCCTCGTGCTCGAGGCCCTGGCGCTGGTCGCGGTAAAGGTCGTCGAGCAGCTGCCCGACGGTGTTACGAGACCCCGCCCGCCAGGCCTCGACGCGCGACGTCAGTAAATGCTTGAGACACGCCCGCCAATTGTCGGACATGTCTTCATATTCGCTCATTTTCTCGGTCGCCAGCATCTCGCCCCACGGCCTGAGATCGTCGCT